TGCCACGGCTGCCACGACTGCCACGACTGCGTCAACTGCCACAACTGCGTCAACTGCCACGACTGCCACGGCTGCCACGACTGCCACGACTGCGTCAACTGCCGCGGCTGCGTCAACTGCCACGGCTGCCACGGCTGCCACGATTGCGTCAACTGCCACGGCTGCCACGACTGCCACGACTGCCACGACTGCGTCAACTGCCACGACTGCAACGATTGCGTCAACTGCAACGATTGCGTCAACTGCAACGATTGCGTCAACTGCAACGATTGCGTCAACTGCGTCAACTGCCGCGACTGCGTCAACTGCGTCAACTGCCGCGACTGCGTCAACTGCGTCAACTGCCACGATTGCGTCAACTGCGTCAACTGCGTCAACTGCGTCAACTGCTTCGACTGCCGCGACTGTAGCGGGCTGATGGACGGTTACTGGGTGCGTAACCAGAAAGTAGGCCGCGAGGAGTTTTTCAAGGAGTTAACATCATGAACGAACTTACCATTATTAAAGAAAAAAACGTTGTCGACTTAAACTTCATCGCCGAGCATGAGCTAACGGACGTTTTAAAGATTGCTGAGCAGAAAGGCAACGTTGTAAAGGATGGCGTTTTTGTTATGAACGAGCTTAAAAAACGTGGCTGGGACTGTTTAAGCTATGCGAAAGACAAGCCCCATGTAAGTGAGTTTTATTACGATTGCGGGTACAAGGGGAGTTATAACTATAGCCGTTTAGTTAAAGTATTTAAGTAGCCACTACGGGGCGTTATATACCGATGCCGAAACCTAAATCCAAACCTAAAATCAAGAAAAATGATGAAATTATGACAAAATCACTTTACATCCAAACACATCTAAACTATACTTAATTTAAGATTTAATGAAAACAGTCTAAACAGTCTAAACAGAAGGTACATAACATGAACGCACAACAAGTTATTGCAATCATTAAAGAAGAAACCGACGATCTTCAATCCATTATTTACGCACTGGAAGATGGAGAATATCTTGTAAGTATCGGAGTTACCGACGCAGATCAAGAGGCAGTTGAAGAAGCTCACGCGAAGCTAATTTAGCAGACAGTCTAAACATCTAAACAGAAGGTACATAACATGAAACCAACAACTATTGAGCTAACTAGTAAGCATTTGAAATTCCATAAATTGTTATCATGGGTTTTTATTTTACTAGGTTTAATATCGATCGTATCCGGCTCAGGAGAAGCTAGAGATGAGTCGATTATAGCGTGGGGTTGCTTATCCGGTATATTAGGTTTTGTGTGGCTAGTCGTTACTCGTATTAGAATATGGTGGAATCACTCATAAACCAGGACCTCTAAAGAGGGGGATTTATTATGACAACTTTAGAAGAGTTTGCAGCAGCTTTAGGCTTACCGATGGAATATGATCACGACGGAGTAGTCGGTCGGTTACACAAAATAACTGTAACTAGTGATCAAATCGAACCCCATTACATTGCTGCCCCAGAGGGTCAAGAAATCAACGAAAACACTACTTTAATCGACATCAATGTTTACGAAAGGAATGACAATGAAATACTTCACTAACGGATTATACATTAGAAAATCATCATTAGGTGTAAAGCTGTTCGTTTTATTCTTAGTTGTTACTTTGGTGAATTTATCCATTTTATTAGTTGATTTACTATAGAATAGCTTTACATCCAAAGACATCTAAACTATACTTATAATAAGGGTAAGAAATAAAAGGTACATCACATGGATACTTTAGCTAAAATAGTCATCGCATATAAGGTTGAAGTCGAAGGAGAAGGATCTCTATATAAGTTGTTCCTAATATCAGATTTCAATAGTAAATCTGAAGCGTGGGAGGAAACTCAGAATTACGCCAACTATATGATTGATAATGTCAACGATCACATATTAGTCACATCGATTAAATCTGAACTATAACTATGAGGGTTATCTCATGTTTACAATAACTAAATCGGGTTTAAAATACGATTTGAATGTTGTACCTAGCAAAGCCGTAGGTGTCGAAAATGCTCGTTGGTCTATGTTGAAATTAATTTTACGAGTAGAGATAGAAGATCAAGATACCCCATGGAGTAAAAAGAAAAGGTATTTTTATGTCACCTTACTGAAGATACACCAGGATTTAAACGGTGACAGGAAATTTATTAAACCGGATATAGATCGTGAATGCACTTATAATAACTTCGCTAAGATGTTAAAAGATAGATATCACGCTTCTATACTAGTCCCGAAAGAATCTATTATAACAGATAGTGATATAGAGAAATACAAAGATTCTGTCATAGATGTTTTAGATAATTTACATAAATTCGTAAAATACTAAGGTTGAAGTTATGGTTAGTAAAGTAGATGATCTGATGGGAGAAGAACTTTACGTGGTATGTTATGAATTAGCTAAAAATATGACTACCCATGATTTTACAGAATTACTATTCGATTTAGCTGAGCATTATGAAAACAGATTTAGCGGGGGTAACACTAACTCAGTAATAGCTAATCTATACGAAAAATTAGAACATCAAGCTATCGATATGATTAAGAATCATGAGGAGAAAATGATATGAATGGTTATGAAGCAAGATCTTATCGAACAGAGTACGGGGCTGTTGTGATGTGGGTTCCTGTTCTTGATCACGGGGTAGAAAATCCAGATGAAATCTATAATGAGGAAGAAGGATTTGACGATGAGACATTATAAACACAGAGAAATTTATCAGATTATAGATGAAATTGAATATAATAGTTTGAAGTTTCGTAACGAACACTCGGACTGGTATGAGGTCGAGTATAGTTCAAAATTAGAAATGTATGTTAGCAGAAAAGACATTAAATCTAGCGTTGAAAAGCTAGATAATTTACTTATAAGTTGATTTGATTTATAGTTAAAACTATATAGCTGGGAGAATTACAAATCAACTAATGAAGACTAAGCCGTTGTCTATAGAGGATCTACGAGATCTCATCAAGAAAGGTGAGTCTAGGGATCCTCTCGTGTTTTTAGAATCTGTTATGAACGGCCATGACCCACGGAAACTATCGTCTATATACAAACTGGTATGTGAGATCGATGAGTTCACAGGTGGAGATTTAGATAAAAACGATTGGTCTGAAATTGTTGATAGAGTTATAGCTGATTACAAGTATGATAACGTGCTCTTATCTGAATCTTTAGCTGCGAGTAAGACTTTAGCTGAATACCTGTACCCTAAAAGAAAACAAGTGGATATAAACGGGATAGGGGAAACAGAGTATGTATTGAATGCGTTAACAGAAGAAGAAATTGAATTATTTAAGGAGAAGTTCAACGATGACTTCTGATATCCAATTCGATGATGATAAACAGAAATGGTCAACTAACGAATTACGAATGCTAAAATATATGCTTGAAAATGACGGTATGCAATTTATGCGTTATTTTTTCAAACATAGAGAAGGGACTAAGATGCTTAGAAATTGGCATCATTATGTTATAGAGTATGTTTTACAAGCTGTATACGATGGTAAAATCACTCGATTAATAGTTAATATCGCCCCTGGATATTCTAAGACTGAACAAGTTGTTTTGAATTTCATATCAAGAGGTTTAGCTATAAACCCCAGAAGTAAATTCATCCATTGCTCATATTCAGGGGACTTAGCTTCTGAAAATTCATCTAAAATAAAAGAAACAATAACCTCTGACGAGTTCCAAGAACTCTGGCCGATGGAGGTTAGAGTGGACTCCAAGGGTAAGAAAAGATGGTTCACAGAATTAGGCGGGGGTATGATGGCGGCTCCATCGGGCGGTCAGATAACTGGCTTTAGAGCTGGGAGAATGGAATCCGGTTTCACAGGGGCTTTTGTAATAGATGATCCGGTTAAACCAGATGACGCCCATTCAGCTCTTAAACGCAACACTATAAATAATCGATTTAACAATACCATGCGATCGCGTTTAGCCGTAGAATCGATCCCAATGATCGTTATTATGCAACGTATTCATGAGGATGACCTAGCAGGATATTTATTGAAGGGAGGTTCAGGTGATATTTGGTATCATCTAACAATACCCACTAGATTAGATGACGAAGAAATAAACTTACCTTATCCTGATGAATACAGCAATGGTATTAAAATAGATATCAATAAAGTGTTAAAATGCTTGCGTGAAGGATTAGAGTATGAATTTTAGCATAGATGAAATATTAACCATTTGCCCTAAAGAAATTTCTTTAGGTAGTCCTTTGTGGGCGTTCAAACAAGATTTAGAAATGCTTAAGGTTATTGAACAGGGGGATAAATACACTTTCTCCTCTCAGTATCAACAAAACCCTCGGCCTTTAGGTGGGGGGATGTTTAAAGATAAATATTGGAAGTATTATGATATAATACCATCTGATATAGATGTTATAAGGATATACGGGGATACAGCTCAGAAAATTAAAGAACATAATGATTTTTCCGTCTTCCAGTGCTGGGGCAGATCACCTAGTTCCGGTATTTATCTATTGGATCAATGTAGAGGTAAATTCGAAGCTCCGCAACTTGAATCCAAACTCGTTGAATTTTGGAATAAACATAAACCTACTCAATTTAAACCGTTAGGTTCACAAATGGTCAAGATAGAAGATAAGAGCTCAGGTAGTTCATTGATACAATCTATTAAGCAAGATTACATGATCCCGATCGAAGGGATACAGAGGAATACTGATAAGGTTTTGAGAGCTATGGGTGTAGTGAAGTATTTTGCGAGTGGTTATATACATTTACCTAGAGGCGCTGAATACTTACACGATTATAAAGAGGAGTTTAGTAAATTTAGTCCGTTGATGACTCATGCTCACGATGACCAAATAGATCCGACGATGGATGCAGTTGAGGATCTTATAGTTTTTGCTGATATGCTCTATACTGAAAGTGCAATGTAAATCGAGGCTGGATAACATGAGGATAGAAGAATGAGTTCTTTAATCGCTGTTTACAACAAGATAACAGAAGGTATAAACGGCCTATCGAATCTATGGTTCGGTCTACGTGTAGCTATGGGTTACGTGTCAGGAGTAGAAATCCAAACTAAATTCGGCTATTCTTTATCTCTAGGGGGTATTCATGACGTCTGGGGAGGAGCCGATTTACAAGCTGAGTTAGTACCCCCTCCGGCGACCGGGGTAGAGATGCAAATTAGATCTACCGATGCTGCTGATGTAGGTATAGAAATAGAATACTTATATGTGACCCCTGACGGAGACGAAGTTACAGACACGGTTACTTTAAACGGAACGACTCCGGTAGATTTAGGAGTAGGTAATATTCGTTTTATACAAAGAGCTTATAACTCTAACGGCACTGATTTTGTAGGTAGAGTGCTGATAGAAGATTTAGGGGTCGCGGGGGCGGGTAATTATTACGCTAGTATTTTAGCTGAAGATCAACAAACAGTACAATGCGTGTACTTAGTACCCAAAAGTAAAGTAGCGTACATCATAAATTATTCCACGGCTATAAACAAGAGTGGAGGAACAGATGTGTCTTGCGTTTTTAAACTTCGTATTAAGAAAGAAGGTAAAGTAGATCGAACTAGAATACGTTATGGATTACAACGAGGAGGAACGTCTAACTTGACTTCTGATTTGATAACCCCTGTTCCGATCCAACCACTGTCCTATGTTAGGGTCTCAGTTGACCCATCTGCTTTAGTTGAAGTTAGTAGTGAGTTTACCATGTTATTAATAAAAGAAGAGTTAATCCCTGCGTCAGTTAGAGCGACTTACTAAGATTAAGTCTTAAATTTAACATCACAAAAGGTGTTTAGAGGTGTTGGTAGTTAATAAAGCTGGGTTGTATTATACTATTTAATATGTAAGTAAATAATTTATATAAAATAATTTTTTACATACAAAGCTTTTAGTAGTTGTAACCCACCTATTTTAATCATAATTAATCGGAACCTATAGCTATGAAAGATAAAGCTAAAATTTCAACAGACGAAGAGTTACACGATGGTTTTGAAAATTTAATAGCTAGTATGGGGACTGAGCAAGATAAGAGATCCCACTCAAGATTTGTAAATAACAAACGTCTATCAGCGGATGGTAATAGACATGAATTATCAGCGTTGTATCGAACGGATACAATAAGCGGGAAAATAGTAGATATTATACCGAATGATATGACTAGAGAGTGGAGATATTTCTCTGGTGATATCGAGCCTGAGATTGTCAGGATGTTAGAGGAAGAGGAAAACAATATACAGTTAGTAAAGAATATCAATCAGGCGCACAAATGGGCCAGGTTGTATGGTACTGCTTTTATTGTGATGTCGATAGATGACGGTAATTCACCAGATAAACCTTTAGAAATAGATAAAATCAAATTGGGCGGATTAAAACATATCACAGCTATAGATAGATATAGAGTTAGTCATAGTGATGTTGTACCGATACAAGATCCAATGAATTCTAATTTTGGATTACCTGAGTTTTATAGATTTAATGAAACTAATGTGAAAATACATCATAGTCGAGTCATGAGGTTTGATGGGGTTCAACTCCCGTATGATGATTTTAGAGAAAACAACTACAACTCCGATTCAGTGTTAGACCGACTATACGAAGCATTAACTAATTTCAACACAACAGTCAATGCGGCAGCTTCAATGGTGTATGAGACTAATGTAGATATTATTAAGATCAAAGGTCTTATGAACTATTTACAATCGTCATCAGGTGAATCTCTTGTACGTAGACGTATCACATTTGCTAACGTGATGAAAAGCTTTAATAACAGTTTAATATTAGACTCAGAAGAAGAGCACCAGACTAAATCGAACACGTTTGCAGGATTACCGGACTTATTAGACCGTTATGCACTATATTTAAGCTCAGGTTCTGATGTACCAGCTACGAGACTACTAGGTTCTTCAGCCAGCGGTTTAAACGCCACCGGAGAAGGCGATCTTAAAAACTACTACGACACAGTGAGATCACTACAGAAATCAGAATATAAACCTAAATTGGACATATTTGATAAAATCATGGCTAAGAGTCTAGGTTTGAAAGATGATATTGATTTGTCTTATGAATTCATTTCTTTATTTCAAATGACCACTAAAGAAAAAGCTGATACTGAATATGTTAACGCACAGCGAGATCAGATTTACTTAGATAGAGGTGTTATAACGGAGGAAATAGTAGCTAAGGATCTAAAACAGGAAGGAACTTATACTAATATCACTGACGACTACATCGCAGAATTAGAGGAATCAGGGGATGGCTTTAACACCAATAGCAACGGATCTAAATTTGAAGCTGAACAAGGAGCATCGGAAGGAGAAGAAAAAGAGAGTGACTCCGGTGAGGACTCCGAAATCAGCTGAAGTCAAATACCGTAGATCCTTACTTAAATTAGTTAATAATCTTAAAAACGATATTCAGACTCAGATTATACCTATCCTGAACCAATTTGAGTCTGAATATGTTAATGACGCTTATGCTAAAACGTTAGAACAAGCTTTTGAGAATTTAAGAAAAGCATATGTCGGTATAGATAACAATGCTAAAATCGTAGCTAACTCTTTCGTTAGTAATACTGATAACATAAACAAGCGACGTTTTTACTCCGCTATGCAAAACGCCGTTGGTGTCGATCTACAAAACGTAGTACAAAATGAAGGTTTAGAAGATATATTAATTGCTAGCACTAGAGAAAACGTCAGTTTAATAAAATCTATACCTGACGAATATTTTAAGAAGATAGAAAGTATTGTCTTTAGTGGTACAACTCAAGGTAATACAGCTAAGTCAATGATTAAATCTATTATGAAAACAGGTAATGTCACGACTAATCGAGCTAAGTTGATTGCGAGGGATCAGAGTTCGAAAATCAACTCAGCTATAACTCAACAGCGATCTCAAAACTTGGGCATTGAAGAATATATTTGGCGTACTTCTGGTGATGAAAGAGTTAGAGATTCCCATCGTAATAAAAACGGAAAAGTATTTAGATGGGATAACCCGCCTAGTGACACAGGTCATCCGGGCCAAGACATTCAATGTCGTTGTGTTGCTCAACCTATCGTGAAGGTGTAATTATGAAAGTCCTAAATATTAGCATTATAAAAAAGTTTGAGGGTCTACGATTAAAAGCCTATCTGTGCCCTGCTGGTCTCTGGACCATAGGTTATGGTCATACTAAGAATGTTAAAAAAGGCGATATAATAACAGAGTATAGAGCTGATAAATTCTTGTTAGATGATTTAATGTGGGTAGAAACAACTGTGAATACTCTTGTTAAAGTACTTCTCACTCAAAATCAATACGACGCCCTAGTTTCATTGGTTTTTAACATCGGAGGGCTTAATTTTAAAAAATCTACACTACTTAGGGAACTTAACATGGGTAATTACGATTCAGCGTCTGATCAGTTCTTACTTTGGAGGAAATCCGAAGGTAAGGTGTTAAATGGGCTTGAAAGACGTAGAGCTGAAGAAAAAAGATTATTTGACGATGAATAATCGTAGTAAATTTGCGTTCGTATTAAAATTAGCATATTATTTTAATATATCCGGAGATAAATAAATGCCTTTTTACGACAGACTAAATATCACAAGTGAGAGAGAATACACAGACGAGGGCTTCTTGAAAGTTCCAGCTCGTATATCTAGAACTGGCGTACAAGATTATTTAGCTATTGAGATGGGTCTAACCGATAGAGATCCAAAAGATATAGTTAGGGTATATCGCCCCGAAGAAGAAGTCTTTTCAGATTCATCTTTATCCTCATTCGCAAACAAACCAGTAACGAACAATCACCCTCCTGAGCTAGTTAATTCTAAAAATTTCCGTGATTTCGGAGTTGGGTTTTCAGGACCAGAAGTGGTCAAGGACGGCATGTTTGCTAAAACGGTATTGCACGTCACGGATGAAGAGGCTATTAAGAATATAGAGAGCGGTAAAGTCGAACTCTCTAACGGATACACCGCTGATATCGAGTGGGTATCGGGAATTACTCCGAATGGTGAAAATTACGACGCTGTTCAGAGGAATATAAGAGGCAATCATATTGCTATCGTTGAACGTGGTCGCGCTGGACCTGCTTGCAGAGTAGCCGACAGTCAATTAATCACAGGGGATAACAACGTTATGAAAATAACTATTGACGGTGTTGACTTTGAAGTATCGGATCAAGTGGCTCAAGCGGTTGGTAAACTGCAAACATCCTTGACGGACGCTGAAAAAGAAGCCAAAAAGAAAGAAGAAGAGTTAAAAGCTAAAGAAGACGAGATGGAGGAGAAGGCCAAAAAAGCCAAGAAAACCGAAGACTCTCTCAACGCTAAACTCGACGACGCTATTTCAAAAGTACCGACTTCAGAAACTTTAGATTCTCTCGTTTCTGAACGTTCTGAACTAATCGATTCTGTTAAGAAACTCACACCTGATATCGAATGGCAAGGTAAAGACACTAACGCTCTTATTAAAGAGGTTGTTGGTATTAAATGCCCTAACGTTCAAATGGATTCAGTTTCTGAAGATTATTTAAAAGCTCGTTTTGACATGTTGCTTGAATCAGTTAATGAAAACACTCAACAACCTATCGACGACGCTTTAAAAGCGGAAATTAATAAAGGAACTAAAACTGAAGATACTCGTTCAGCCGATGTCATTGCTCGTGAGAAAATGATGGCTGATAGTCAAAACGCATGGAAAACCAAAGGAGCTAAATAATGAGCGCCCAAACTTCCTATACAATCAATCAAGCAATCGCCTACGCAGGTTTGGTATATGCTCAAGCTCCTCACGATATTGTATCTCGTGATGTTGAGACAGCAGCAGGTATCGCTTTCGGAGTTGCTGTTAGCCGCGGTACTGATAAAAATAGACAAGCTGTTATCGGAGGTACCGATTACCTAGGCGTTACTGTTCGTTCTCTTGAGCGAGAAGGAGATAGCGCATCTGCTATCGAGTACGCTCAGAAGGAAACAGCGGCTATCTTACGCGAAGGTTATATTTATGCTGTTTGTCCAACCGGATGCGTAGCCGGAGCGGCCGTATTATATAATAATACAACGGGTGTCCTCGACGCGGGTTCAGCTGGGGGAGGGGAAACGCAACTGAACGGCTCTAGCTGGGAAAGTAGCGTTGCCGCTGGTGAGTTAGGTATTATTCGATTGAACGATGCTGAGGTTAATGTCAACGCTAATGTAACTCAAATTATCAACGCTCAAGTAACAGTTGCTAACTCTGGGACACCTGATGGCCTAGCTAACGTTACTGTACAACTCCTCGACGGCTATGGGACAGCAGTGACTTCTGCGCAAATGATTGAGACATGGTGGTCTGTCAGTGCCGAGTACGGGGCACCTGCTGACATCGGTGACGAGGCTCTGGTCACAGGTACTGAAATTCAAGAGATCTTGGACCACGCTCATTACAAATTTATGAGTGATGCGACGGGCTTGGTGGAATTCACAGTAGATATGGACACCCCCGCTGAAATTTGGTTTATGGTTTCCATCGATGGTAAAGTATTTACCGGAACCGCGACAATCACAGCTTAGGAGAACTAACTAATGAAAAATTTTAAACTCCTCGACGGTTCTGTTTTACAATTTGACGGAACTTTTGCAACTGTAACAAAAGACGGTGAGACCAAACCTCTGAATGGGGCGATCAGTCAAGCGATCAGTAATGGAGTCATGGATGCCGACGGTGCTGTGTTCTTCCAACGTCAACTCGAGCACATTAAAGCTCGTAGTTATGATGTACGATACGCTGAATTAAAAGCTCGTAAGTTATTTCCGGTTAGTAATGAAGGTGGCAAAGGCATTACGTCAATTACTTACCGTACTTATGATCAAGTGGGCGCAGCTAAAATTATTAATGCTTATGCTGATG